GTTGCTGTTGTGAAGTTTTGTGAGAAAAGAGCAGTGTAACCAAGGGCAGTTGATTTACTTCCTAACGTGTCTGAGGTTAAAGAGTGCGACCCAACTGCCACATTATAGTCAGCATCAGTTAAAGCATCTCCTGAGGCTCCTCCGATTAGGGTGTTTCTAAACCCTGTTGTGATTGCCTTACCTGCTTCACCGCCCACAATAGTATTAAATGTGCCAGTTGTAACTTGCTCACCTGCGGCAAACCCTACAGCTACGTTTTGGCTTTCTGAAGCCGTTGTAAAGTTTTGTGATAAAAGTGCATTTCTTCCTACAGCAACAGACCTACTACCTAAAGTATCTGAACTTAATGCAGCATAACCAAGGGCTACATTAAAGTCTGCATCAGTAAGAGCATCACCTGCATGACTACCGATAAGGGCGTTTTGTCTGCCTGTTGTGACTGATCGACCTGCAAGATAACCGACTGCTGTGTTATTAGCATTTTCTCCTGCGTTTTGGGAAGCAAGTGCCTGTGTACCTACTGCTACGGTTTGCCCATGACCATCTTCTGCACTTAAAGCAAGAACGCCTACTGCTACGTTCTCTCCCCCAGTTGTTAAAGCATCACCTGCAAGAGCACCGACAATGGTATTTTGTGTACCTGTTGTGATGTCATTACCTGCATGAAAACCAACCGCTGTATTGAGGGTATCTGTAGCAGTAGTGAAGTTTTGTGCGTTTAATGCTCCAGTACCTATCGCTACTGATTTGCTTCCCAAAGTATCACTACCTAAAGATTCAGTACCAATCGCAACGTTAAAATCAGCATCCGTCAAAGCGTCACCTGCAAGACCTCCGATAAGGGTGTTTTCTATGCCTGTCGTGACTGATGCACCTGCAACAGCGCCTACAGCTACGTTGTAAACATCTGTGGCTGTAGTGAAGTTTTGTGTGTTTAAAGCGCCTTTACCTATAGCTGTTGATAGACTACCTTTGGTATCTGATGTTAAAGAAGCTGTACCTACAGCGGTGTTAGTAGCACCTACTGTAAGGGCATCACCTGCTGCTGCACCAATAGCTACATTATCACTTGCTGTGGTAACAGAAAGTAAAGCATCATTACCTAATGCTGTATTTTGATCCCCTGAAGTTATTGCTTGTCCTGCTTGAGAACCAATCAAACTATTAAATCGTCCATCAGTCATTAGTTCACCTGACTGATAACCTACAGCAACATTAAAACCATCTGCCCCTGCATTAAGTGTTTTTAAAGCCTGATATCCTATTGCAACATTGTCTCCATGAGCATCTTCAGTTTTAAGTGCTTCAAAACCAATAGCCACATTGTTATCGCCAGTGGTCAAAGCAGTACCTGCTTCATCACCCACGACAGTATTAAAGTTACCGCCAGATTGTATTGAGTTACCTGCGTTTACACCTGCAATAAAGTTTGAAGTGCCAGAAGTAGTTGAAGCTAAACCTGTTGAAGTAACTGTAGAATTAAACGTAGCTGCTCCTGCTGCTGACATATCAAGTGTAAGGGCATTTATTGATGCGCCACCATCATTTCCTTGAAGTATAATGTCTTTATCTTGTGCTTGGCTTAATATAACAAAATCTGAACTACTTGAATATAAAGTTCCATAATTAACACTTGCATCCATTAACCTAATAGCACCACCACTATCAGCATCAAGGTTTATTTCACCTGCAACATCAATTGTCAAGTCTCCAGATGATAAATCTATTTGTGTACCGTCAATAGTAATGTTGTCTACAACCACACCTGCGTTAGCTGTAAGCACCCCACCAACACCAAGAGTGCTTGCCATATCTACAGCACCGTCAATGTCCACAACGTCTAGGTTGGTTGTACCGTCTACGTCTATATCGCCAGAGATGTCTAGTGATCCAAAAGAACCTACACCTGTAGTAGTAATGTTACTAGAGCCTGTGTCTATTGTACCAAAGCCACTCGTAATGCTACCACTGTTTAGAGCACCAACAGTTGTTGCAGCAGTAGTAACAAGATTAGGCATAGCTGTAATCTCGTCATCAAAGTAAGCAGCTAAATCAGTAACAGCAACTTGCACCATAGTGCCGTTGTCGTTCATTACTACTCTGTCTGCATCTGCTACAGTAGTAGAAGTAGCTGAAGTATCTCCATCAACAATGTTTAGTTCTTCTGGTGTAGACGTAATTGCAGTATTACTTGCTGCAGATAGTACAGGTATAGTACCACTTTGGTTAGGTAAGTTAATAGTACGATCTGCTGTAGGGTCTATGATAGTAAGTGTAGTCTCGTGTGAATCTGCTGTAGCTCCCTCAAATAAAACAGCATTTTGTGCGTTCATTGTAACTGTGTCTACAACTGTAGTAGTACCACCAACAGATAAGTTACCTGTTATACTAAAGTTACGTATACCTGTGTAATCTTTGTTAGAATCAAGCACAACTGCTTTAGATGCAACGGCTGTTCCTATAGCAGTGCTGCCTAAGTCAAGAGCGTTAAGTTCTCCAACAACTGCTGTTATGCCATCTAATGTATTTAACTCTGCTGCTGTTGAGGTTACATTTGTACCACCTATATCGAGTGTAGTCACAGACAGTTCACCTGCAACTGTAGCAATGCCACTAGCGACAGTTATAAGATCAGTATCATCTGTATGCCCTATAGTAGAACCATTTATTACTACATCATCTATATCAAGAGAACCACCAGAAATTAAACCTGTGGTAGTAATAGTGCTAGAACCAGTATCAATAGCGCCAAATCCACTAGTAATACTGCCTGAGTTAAGTGCTCCTACAGTTGTAGCTGCAGTAGTAACTAGGTTAGGCATTGCAGTTATTTCATCGTCAAAGTATGCAGCAAGGTCTGTAACAGCAACCTGTACCATTGTACCATTGTCATTTAGTACAACACGATCTGCATCTGCTACAGTAGTAGAAGTAGCTGAAGTATCTCCATCAACAATATTTATTTCAGCAGCCGTACTGGTAACTCCATCAAGAATATTTAACTCTGCTGCAGTAGATGTAACAGTAGTGCCATCAAGAGCAAGAGTATCTATCTCTGCTGTGCCATCAATAAATATGTTACGCCATTGTTGACTTGCAGAACCTAAGTCATATGTATCATCATCATCAGGTATGATACTTGAGTCAACATCAGCACCAAAAACAACATTGTCAGAAGCTGAATCACCCAGTGTTAGTGTACCTCCATTAAATGTAGTAGTGCCTGTGACCGTAGCATTACCTGCTACAGTAAGATTACCACCTACTGCTAAGTTACCTGATATATCTGCAGCACCGTTGATGTCAATAGTGGTGGCTGCAATTTGTATTTCAGTGTCAGCAACAAGATCAAGCTGACCATCAGCACTGGAGTTTATAAATATAGCTGTGTCACGAAACTGTATCTTTTCGTCAGATGCTACTAAAATATCATCAGAGAACTCAAAGTAGTCCTCGTCTTCCATCCATTTAAGTTCACCATCATTAGTTTCACCATCAAAGGTTACTGTAATATCAGTTCCTGATGTGCCATCACCAATAGTAATACTTGTGCCTAATAGTTTAGTAATAGGACCACCTTCTGCAGCAGTGCCATCATGAGTGTGTCCTGTGCTTGCTGCAAAAGCAGCTAAGAGTTGATCATATTCATTGTTAAACAAATCGGCAGTAATAACATCACCGTCTGTAAAACTAGATTGTCTTGTGTATGTATCACCCATTTAACGTCTCGCTCCTACTTGATATTCTAACTGAAACCCTTTTAGGGAATATGGTGCAGTTTCCCCACCATCTTTAATTCTTAACGCTACAGAAAAACCTGAACCTTCTACTGACTGCCTTACGAGAGGTTGTGAAGGACCCCCAAAAACAAACTGTGCAGCACTACTATTTGTACTAAAAGTTGCAGAACCAAACTGTGCTGCAACTTGAGAACTATCTAAAGGATATGCTGCAGGTCTTGCAGAATCAGATGATTCATTGTCATATCGAACAAGTAAGTCTGCATCTATTGCTGACTCAGGTTTAAAGTTAAGGATAACTCTTTGCATGTGTTTTCTAACACCAGTGTCTCCAAAACTTAAATCAGGACTTCTGTATCTTGCTAGTATTGCTGTACCATCAAAAGTATTACCTGACTCTTGTCTGTGAACAAAACCTGAGAAGTCACCATGTATTACTCTTACATCTCCATCAACAACTAAAGCATCTGTAGCTGATGGTTTTACTCCACGTATTTCTGCAAACTCAAACCTGTCTGCTCTTCTAACACAAATAATACCTCTTGTTAAATTTTCACCCTGTGCTACTTTTGAAAAAAATATTCTGTACTGTGTTTTGTCTGGTATAACTATACTATCAAAAACTGTAGAGTCTTTAATGTTAGCATCAAAAATAGACTGTACGTTTTGTGTAATAGCACCAAGAGCCGTATCACCAATCCTTGCCGTAGCAGCAATAGTTCTAAGTCCATCAGGACCAAGAAATAATAAATCACCTGCAAATTCCTGTATAGTATCTCTATTTACACAACCAATATCTCTAGTAACTGGTTGTATGGCAAAGTCACTAAGGGTAGAGCCTGTCATTTTAAATATTCTGTTTTCACAAAATATAAATAAAGAATCCCTAAATACTTTTAGTCCAACAATGTTATCATCTACTTTAATAGTTCCTGCACCATCAGAGGATTGAAAACCATCTTCGTCAAAAGGCTCACTAAATACTAACGTTTGTGGTGTGCTAGACTTACCTGCGTAAAACATGTGAGCTTTAAAAGCTACTACTATTGTAGAACCTGCTACAGAACTATCACTAACATCTGTTGCAGACATAGAAGAGTTAAATATAGTTGGAGCATTTGCACCATCTACAACTATAATCTTTTCGTTACCGTCAAAGTTATATCTTTCAAAACTGTATTTATCTGCGCTTGTTCTACCAGTGTCTCTCTCAGTCCAAGACTCTGACACTACGTCATCAATAGCATGATTAGCAGCAGTTGTACTTGCAGCAGCACGAGTTACACCTGTAAAACTAGTAGAAGTAATACCAGTGTATGTAAACACCTCATCGTTAATCTGTAGAGTTCCACTAGAAGAAAACCCTGCTGTAGAGTCAACAGATATAGTTCCAGATCCTGTCATGCCTGTGCTAGAAACAATTTTGTTTGCAAGCTCAGTAGATGCAGAGCTAAATATCTTCTCACCTCTAGCTGCTACAACTTTGTCTGCAAAGTTAGCAACCATCAATATCTTTTCACTAGAGACAGATGTCTGAGGCACTTGTTGGTTTACGTATTTACGAAAACCGTTTATTCTTCTGTAACCACCCTCAATGTCAGGCTCAAAGTTTTCTAACTCTAACGCTTCACCAGGTTGCATTAAGAACGTAGAACGATTTAAAACTAAACCACCCTCGCAGTTAAATGCTGCAGGTTGTGCTTGGGATAGATCTGGCATTAGGAAATTACCCCACCTGCAAAGTTAGCAGAACCTCTTGGGGCAAGAATGACTGTAGATCGTACATACTCATACTTGTTAATAAGTAGGCTTTGCATATTTTTAATACCCTGTTCAAACCTAGCAAAGTTTAACTGATACTGTTGTATCTCACCTCTGTATTGATAAACAAAAGCAGCAGCACCATCTACAACTACAGGTGCAAATCTGTCTGGAATACTTGTAGTATCTCCATGTGCCGATAGGTCAGATGGAAATGTAAAGTAATCAAAGATAAGTGTGTATTGTTTATCTGGGTAAGGATACAACAAGTAATTGTTGTCAGGAGTTCTGACTATGTTTCTAGGAACACCGCCACCGTCAAACTGTGTTACTGTGGTGCTATTTGCTATTGCTGCTGCTGTAGTACTGTTTGCACCTCTGGTACATCCTGTAAAATCGTTACCCGATATACCTGTGTAAGTTATTTGTTCTCCACCTATATGTAGAGTCCCTGTTGAACTAAAGTCTGTTGTAGATGCAACAGTTATCGTTGTTACGGATGCAGACAATCCGTCTGTTGCGTTGACAGTTGTTGTTACAACATCATCCTCTTCGTTAGGGTAACCTTTTTCTATGTACTCGTTATAGTTAAGAAGTACTAAATTGTTTCCTGCAGCGTTAACATCATCATCCTTTTTAATTCTAGCAGTAGCATAGTCTATTGATTTAGTATCTGTTGGTGCAGTGTATCTACACACACCTGGAGTTAGAGTAGAAGTATTTTGTGCATGGTTAAAAGAATACCCAAACTCTCTTTGATTTATATATCTGATAGCTTCATTGACAGCGTTCTGACACTGTACTTGAACACCCCTAGCGTTAGTAAAAGTAGTAGAAGTAAGCGTTACTTCATTCATTCTTGTAATTACATCGTTAGTTAACGAGAGAAATGTTAAAGCCATATTTTTTCCTTAAATAAGCTAAAGGGGCCAACCTGAGTCAGCCCCTAAAGTTGCTTTATGCTAGTAGATCACGATCTACTTCATTAGCAGATGTTGACTGTGATACGTCATCCATCATTACACAGACAGCATACACACGTATAATACCACCAGTGATAGTTCCACCTGACGCATGAATTTCTACGTCAATAGTGTCTGCTGATGCAGTAAACACTGGTAAGTTAGAACATACACCTGAAGATGTAATAGCAGGAGTGTGATCTCCTACTGATGCACCGTCTAGGTCAAATGCCGTAGCAAAAATGTCTACGTCTGTTCCTGTGATACCAACGTGGATCGAAGAGTCTGTAGTAGTACCTGCCATTGCAGTTACAACTTCAAAACCTGCGTGCAGGATCAAAGTGTTTGCAGGGACAGCAATAGCCTCAATGATATCATTGGCTGCTAGTGCAGTACCACCGTTTTGTAATATAGCATCTGCAAGATCTATATCATTTTGTAAAGTAACTAAGCTGCCACGAAGCTGCTTGTTGCCAGTACCGCCATTGTTGGAAGTAGAGGCTGAGTTCGTGCTCATTGAAATAGTAGCCATTGTTCAATCTCCCTTCTTACGCTGCGTTATATTTAGCAGTTGCGATTGCTTCTGGACGAAGAATCTTTCTGCCATATAGGTGCATACCACGAACAATGTCAGCAAAGCTGTCAGGGTCACGATATGTTTCTGTCTTGTTGATCTGCTCTGCAGTTGCTACAGCAGAATCATGACCTGCAACAATCACACCAAAGTTAGCATTTTGGTTTGCTGATCCTGATGTACCTGGGCCTGTACCTACAGCAGGTAGGTTTGAGGACACGTACAAACGGAAGCCATGAAAGTTGTTGATTACAAGACCGTTACGAAGTCCACCAGACTCACCGTAGTCTCCATTCATGAAGCGGCTGTCTTCGTCTGATAAGATTTCCATGAACACTGGGTCAATTACGAGCCAACGTCCTTGTGTATCAACTTGTTGTTGATCAAGCAATCGTTTCATTCTTGCAATAATCATTGCAGGTGAAACTGTAGCTGTTGGTAAAGCAGTTGCACCTGGTAAACGTGCTACTACAGGAATTGAATGATCTCCTGCAGATGACGTTGTGATGTTACCAAATGAATCTTTACGCAGCTTCATGCTTGTAAGCAATTCGTCTGAACCTGCAGTAGTCACAGCTTTTGAACCGTTTACACTGTCAT